TCGCTTTTTTATTGACTTGTAGCCAAGCGGTAAGGCACGACACTGTTAATGTCGGTATCGTAGGTTCGAATCCTACCAAGTCAGCCAAACGGGTGTGAAGGTCAGCGACGTATCGGCAAAGTTACTATCATTCTATTTATAGAAAGTATGCGACTTTTTTACGTCAAGTGGGTTCGATTCCCACCTACACCCACCTATTATTTTTGAATCATAATATTCAATCCGTGGCGTTGCACGTTAAATAACGAAGATTGAAAGGAGAATGAAAAATATGTTTGTACGTAATTTATTTCCACAAGTAATGCTAGAAGCCGATAAAGGCGGGGAAGGTGGCGGAGGTGCTACAAGTACCGAAGTAACTAATCCCGAAACTAAAGTAGAAACGAAGCAGGATGAAAACATGATTCCTCTTTCACGTTTCAATGAAGTTAATTCTAAATACAAAGAGTTAGCGGAAAAAGTACAAGCGTTTGAAACGGCACAAGCCGAAGCGGAACGTTTGGAACAAGAGAAGAAAGGTGAATTCGAAAAGCTATATCGCGAGAAGGAAGGCGAACTAAGTCAATACCAAAAAGACTTACAAGCTATTACGGAACGTGCTACGGCGTTAGAATCACGATTCGAAGCTATGGTTAATTCAAAGATTGAAGCTATCGACGAAAACTACCGTGATTTAATCCCTACTAATTTGTCTAACGAAGCTAAGTTGGAATGGATTGAAAAAGCAGAATCTAAAGGGCTTTTCGGTAAGAAAGAAGCGGAAGTTACTATCGGAGAATCGACAAATCATAGGCAAGAAATCAAGCGGGACGTTAAACAAATGTCAGCTATGGAAAAATTGCTTATGGGTTACGGCAAGCGTTAATTAAATCAAATAATCGACAAGGCACTTCCTAAATGGAGGTGTCTTTTTTAATTACTAAAACTATTCAAGGAGTGAATTAAATTATGGCATTGTCATTGGCACAAGCACGTCTTTACTCTAAAGACACGCTTCAAGCGGGCGTTATCGAGACTATCGCTAAAGAATCAGCGGTTCTTGAAATGCTTCCATTTATGGAGATTAGCGGTAACTCATACAAATACAATTTGGAAACGGCACTTCCTACGGTTGCATTCCGTGAAGTGAACTCTGGTTACACGGCTAACGAAGGTTCTATCGAACAACGTACCGAAGGTTTAGTTATCTTAGGTGGCGACGTGGATATCGACCGTTATATCGTACAAGTGAACGGCGACGTTAACTCGATTCGTGCGATTCAAACTGAAATGAAAGCTAAAGCAGTAGCTAATACTTTCACTAAGACTTTCTTCAAAGGCGATTCTGCTAATTCTTCTAAAGAATTCGACGGACTAGACGTTCGTGTAGCAGGAACAGAACAAGCAGTAGTTACTGAAAACGTGGGTAGCCTTGCTATGAACGACCTTCATGTATTGCTTGACGCGGTAGAAGGCGGGGCAGAAGTGCTTTATATGAGTAAAGCTATGCGTCGTGAAATGCAAAAACTATTGGTTGGTCAAACTCATTATATCCAAGTTGGGAAAGATGAATTTGGACGTATGATTGAAATGTTCGGCGATGTACAAATTCGTACTGTATCCGACCTAATTCTAGGTAACAACGAGATTTACGCGGTTAAGTTCGGGGCTATGTCTCACGTAGCGGGCTTGACAAATGGCGGAGTTAATGTTAGGGACTTAGGGGAATTGGATACACTACCAGTTCTACGTACGCGAATTGAGTTCTACTGTGGTTTAGCGGTATTTAACCCTAAATCAGTAGCAAAACTTACAATCAAAACGGCTTAATAACTGAATAGTAACTATGAAGGGGGCGGGGCGATATTATCGCTTCGTCCTCTTTTTTGTTTATCTATAAGTAGTATAACGGTAATACGTAAATTTGTAAAGGGGGAAAATGAAAAATGTTTAAAATTACAGTTCCTTCAAAGGACTTCGAAGGTAAACGATTTAACGTTCAATTCCGTAAAGGTGAAGCTATTATCGAGGACAAAGCACTAGCGGACAATCTAAAGGCGTTCGGCTACGAAGTGGAATCACTTGTTAAGGAAGAACCTAAGAAAGCCCCACGTAAGAAAGCGACTACTAAAGCAAAGGGGGAATAATGAATGTTCGAAGAAGTTAAATCCTTCATAGAAACGAATATCCTTCATTCAACTTTATTTGATTCGGCGGACACGGCTAGACAACAAAAGGCGGTTAATAACGCCCTAGCTAATCTACGTAACTATTACGGCGAATCTAAAGAACTACCGTCCGAAGCTATCGCCTATCAAACCTTATGGTTACTTAGTATAGACGATTCTATCCAACGTGCGGGACAAGGCGTTACGTCTGTTTCCGTCGCGGGAATGTCTATCAGCATGTTAAACATTGACCGAAGCATAGCCCCCGAAGTTCTAAGAATGTTAGGACGTAGAATCGGGCGTTATGATACTCAAATCGAAGATACATTCCGCCATAGAACACAACCTAAGTACGCGAAGCGAGGTTTTTAATCATGCTAGGACTTATGCCTTTAAACGACACAATCGTAGTTAAGAGGACGACACAAGACCCGTGGGGGATTGATTCTCCTAACGGTAGTGAAAAGTTCTATCGTGTACGCGTAGACTACGACATTACGGAAGCGAAACTATCAGTAGCTAACGGAAGTGAACGTATTATCACGGGTGCGGTTCTATTTGTAGGTGAAGTAGAAATCCTTGACGGTGACGTTTTAGGAATCGCAGGGAAAGACTACACGCCTATTAAGGTTGTTCCTATTAAGGACTTCGGCGGAAGTATCATCCATACAAGGGTGTTATTTTAATGTCTGTTAATGTACGTGTGACTATCTCAAATGATAGACGGGCGATTATCGCTAGGAACGTATCTAACGGGGCAAAAACGGCTATGAAAGACATAACCGACAACTTAGCTATGGCTAGTTCGGGTTCTGCCCCACACGATAAAGGTATCCTAGATGATTCATGGACGAAGGAAGTAGGTTACGAAAGTAATAGACTATTCGGGCGGGTATCCTATAACGTTCTTGAAAATGGTTCGGGCGGTGACTATAACTATGCGGTTCGTATGCACGAAGGTAATTACGAATTGGGCGAAGGTTCACGTCAAAAGTCGGGCGGTAAGGGAATGAGTGGACGGACTTATCCCGTAGGAAAACACTTCTTAACGGGTGTTCTTGAAGGGGAAAAACAAACCTACGTTAAGCATATGGAAAAAGGTATTAAAAATGAACTTTAATACCACCTTACACTTGTATTAGGGGGGCAATTAATGATAAGTAATATAGATTTAGCAAACCTATTGAAAGACGGCGTAGGCGGTGAATTCTTCCCCTTACGATTCCCTTCCAAGTCACCCGACGCAAGTTCCCAAGTAGAAATTACAACGGGAACACCTATTGTCGGGGGAGTTGGACGAATGAACGTACAAGTTATTACAAGGGACGTTCACCCTGCTAACGCCGAACAACAATCACAAGCTATCCGTTCTTATCTAAATGATAAGGCGGATTTTTTATTGACTGAAAACGTACAAGTTGTCTACGTCCAAGCGGTTCAACCCGTACCCCTTTATTTAGGGACGGACGGAAACAAACGGCACTTATTCAGTATGAACTTTAATTTTATTTTGGGGGTGTAGACAACAATGTCTAACAAAATTGCAGGTATTGACGTATTGCTTTCTGCGAGTGCGGACGGCGGTACTACTAAGAATGTAGTAGGTGGACAATCGGGGGCTACTTTAAATCGTTCTACTAACGTTATTGAAGTAACTTCCAAAGATGGTAACGGATGGGCGGAGTCTATCGCGGGTATTAAATCATGGTCTATCGAATGTGAAGGCTTCATGGTTAAGGACGACGCGGGACTAGAAGCACTAGAAACGGCGTGGGAGAACGGCGAAAACGTATTTGTTGAACTTGCTTATGCAGGAAACACTTATAGCGGTGAAGCGGTACTATCTGACTTCCCTAGCGAATTCCCGCAAGACGATGCGGTAACTTTTTCCATTAGTTTGACGGGGACGGGTGCGTTGAACAAAATTCCCTCCGTATAATACCGTGACAGTTAAGCCGTATTTCATTTTAGATAGTGACGACGGCTTGTACTATTCACCTACTATTGACGCAAGCGGATTTACTCTTATGCGGGGTGTATTCGTACCACAAGCGGATAACGTTACGTTGTCTATTGAGGTATCCGACGACGGGTTAGCGTGGACAAATCACGACACGATAGTTCTTCGTAAGAAGTATTTTTCAGTTCACTACCCTATTAACCTAAAGAAATCTCATATTAGATTCAAGGCTACTAGCAACGTAGGAACAATGATGATACTAACGGGAGGTACTAACTAATGGCGGATTTATACAACAACTTCGAGGAATTACGGAAAGATGTAGGTTACGAAAGTACGTATCATATCCTAATGGGCGTTAGACCTTCTAACGTCCTTTTTACTGCTATTCACGGTGGCGGTATTGAAACAGGATGTACGGAACTAGCCCTATTATCGGGACAAACTAGTAAGCACTCTTATTATTGTTTTGAAGGTTGGAAGTCTAGTGGAAACGGTGATTTACATATCACCTCTACTAACTTCGACGAACCTAACGGCGTTCATTTAGTTGCGGAATCCGAGTACACAATCTCTTATCATGGCTACGGCGATTCCACAAACAAACATACGCAAATAGGCGGACGGGATACCGAGTTACGGAAACTTGTTTACGACAAATTAGTCGAAGCGGGTTTTTCTTGCGAGATTCTACCGTTCGGGGACACGATAGCGGGTTCTATGGAAAACAACATCACAAACACTAACAAACGCGGAAAGGGTGTCCAATTGGAATTATCAACGGCACAACGGAACGCGTTTTTTGACGTTAATACACGGGCGGGTAGACGTACTTCTACTAACGCCGAATTTCACGCTTACATGAACGCGGTTCTATCTGCGGTAAGTGAATTTCTTGAAAAATAATATTCAAAAATAAACTAATTCATTATGGGGGGCTTTTATTATGGCAAACGAACAACGTGGAGAATCAAAACTAGTTTTAGGTGAAAAGGAATATACGCTTCGCTTCGACCTTAACGCATTGGTAGAACTTGAAGATAAGATGGGCGTTCCACTTTCTGAAATGGGTAACGTTCAAATTACAATCCGAAATGTACGTTCTATGCTATGGGCGGGTGTACTTCACCAAGAACCCGAAATTACGGAAACGGAAATCGGTAAGCACGTAGACATGGAGAACATGGAAGAAGTTCAAACGGCTATCTCTAAAGCGTTTAGCAAGGTGCAAGCAAAAAACTAAAGGGGCAACCTATGACGTGGGACGATATTAAGTTCTTCGGTTATGGGTTGCTAGGCTTTACACCTTCGGAACTGTTTAAAATGACGGTTCACGAAATCTTCGACATGGTATCGGCGTATTACAAACGTCGTAGCGATGAATTGGACGAACAAATGTCTATATTGGCATGGCAAACGTCCCACATAATGAATAGTTCGGGTAACTATAAGAGGGCTATTAAACCTTCGCAATTGTACAACATGAACGATTCCGAAAGTGAAACTAGCAATAAGGAATTAACCCCTATTGATAGGGACGTTAAAAACGAGAAGCTAAAAGCACTAGAAGAAAAATTCAAGAAGTAAAACTGACCGTTAGGGAAGGGGGATAAAACCTTATCCCTAGCGGTCTTTTTTTGTATCTATTTTTAGAAAGGAGTGTGCTAAACGTATGGCTACTATGTCCGAAATTATGGTTCAACTAGGATTAGACATGAAGGACTTCAACCAAAAGTTAGACAAAGCAGGGCAACAAATGAAGGGCTTCGGTCAATCTATGCAATCCGTAGGTACTGCAATGACTTCGGCTATCACCGTTCCCCTTACGGCGGTTGGTGTAGGGGCTATGAAGGTAGCGAATGACTTCCAAACGTCACAAGGGAAGTTACAAGCGTCGTTAGGCTTAACAGAATCACAAGCTAAGACAATGAACGGTACGGTTAAGTCATTGTGGAAAGAAGGCTTCGGGGAATCCGTAGACGAGGTAGCGTTAGGGATTACGAAAGTGTCTACTAACATGAAGGGGCTTAAAGGTGAAGAACTTAAAACGGCTACACAAAACGCCTTCATTCTAGGTAAGACCTTCGACGCGGATATTAACGAATCAACACGTTCGGCGGGGCAACTTATGAAGGACTTCGGCGTAGATTCTACGAAGGCGTTCGACATGCTTACATGGGGCTACCAAAACGGGCTAGACTTTTCGGGCGAGTTCCTAGACACGGTTCGCGAATATTCACCGCAATTCTCTGAAATGGGTTATTCGGGTGAACAAATGATGAATACCCTTAAAGCAGGATTCGACGCGGGGGCATGGAGTTTAGACAAAGTAGGGGATTCCATTAAGGAAAGTCACCTTCGTATGTCGGACATGTCTAAAGCTACAAAGGACGCTTATTCTACGTTAGGATTTTCGGCGGAAGAATACGCGGGTAAAATCGCGAAAGGTGGTACGGAAGGTAACAAGGCGTTCCAAGAAATCGTAGGGGCGTTAATGAATGTCGAGGACGAAACCGTACGTAACCAATTAGCTACTGATTTATTCGGTACACAATATGAGGACTTACGGGAAAAAGTAATCTTCGCTATGTCGGGTGCGGGTGATTCTATCGAAGGATTAAACGGCACAACGGCACGGGCGGGACAAGCTATCCAAGATAACTTCGGGACTAGGTTAACTAAGGTATGGCGTGAACTACAAGTAGCGTTAGAACCTGTGGGACAAGTTCTTATTGATATTGCGGAACGTGTACTTCCTGTTTTGTCAAGTGCTATTCAAAACGTAGTAACATGGTTCACGGGATTAGGTGCGGGCGGACAACAAGCCGTAGTAATCTTCGGTCTTGTTATGGCGGTTATTCCTCCTATTATCGTAGCGTTAGGACTCTTAGTTAGTTCTATCGGTTCTATTGTCGGTGCGTTCGGTTCTATCGTTGGTGTAGGTGGAAAGGTTATCGGTGCATTGGGGAAAATGAAAGGTGCATTAAACCTTACAAAAGTTATAGGACTTGTAACTAGCCCCGTAGGACTTATCATTCTAGCAATCACGGCGTTAATCGCTATCGGCGTTCTTATTTGGCAGAATTGGGACACGATTAAGGCGAAGGCACTTGAAATTTGGGGTGCTATTGCTAGTTTCTTTACGACTGTATGGACGGCTATT